CAAGTACGCCGTACCAACCCATTGGGCGGAAGCGCATCAACTTATCAGTTACGTTACCGATAACTACGTGTGGCTCTTCAGCAACGGCTTCTGCCATAGCCTGAGCACCGCATACGATTGTGTCGAATACACGTGTAACTGGAGTTACAGTGATGGTTGCACCAGTTGATACAGCAGCGGTAAATGCCTTGTCTACTGTAATAGTTGCGGTTGAACCAGATGTTGAGATTGCAGAAATCTTGGAACCTGTGTCGATACCAGTTCCAGCAATCTTATCTCCAACCTCAGCACGAAGCGCGATAGCGCTGGTTGCAGCAACACCAATGGTGAAGCCTGCTGAAGTACCAGCAACTGTTGGCTGTGTGGTTGCAAGAGGAGTCTGGTCTGCACCAGTCTTAGCATTGTATAGACGTGGGGATTCTACGAAGAATGCGCCTTCGTAATCTCCAATTTCTCCTGCCCAAATCTTGTCTGCAGCTGGAGATGTTTGTGCGTGAACGAAATTCCAGCCCATGTTTCCGGTTTCTGCACGAAGGTCGTGTGAAACTTCTGGGTGGATACCTGTCCAGTATAGTGAGCCACGGCGAGCCTTTGCCTTGTTAGCACGTAGCTTAGCAACAGCACGACGGATGTCAGCTGAATCAATTGTATCAGCAGCATCTACGTTAGCAACAGCAGTTGCGTTACCTGCGAAGATGTTGTTTGAACCGGAGCGTAGAGTTGTCATTGCAACTGCATCGATTGAGTCAGCGAGGTTGTAAGCAATGATGTTTGCAATCGCTGGGTCTACATCTGCAAGTGAGAACAACTCAAGTGCACGGGTTACTAGAACTGCATTGCCGTACTCGTTAAGAGTGATGGTTACAGTTGTAGGTGTAGATAGAGAAACTGCATCTGGGTCAGTTGTCTCCGCTAGTGTTGAAGTTACCTGGTCCAAATCGACGTACTTTTGTAGTACAACGGTTGAGCCTGGGATAGCTTGACGGGCAGGACGCTTATCTGCGACAGAACGAATTAGTGGTTCTGAACGGAGAGCGAACTCGAGAAGACGGTCATACGCCTTCTGTACGAGACCTGCGCCACCAACTGTACCGCCGAGCGATGTGCTCGCGGTTGATGTATATTGGTTGGACATTAGTTTTAGTCTCCTAGACTATGAACGGATTATTGTTGTGATTGAAGGATAGACAGAATTTCTTCTGCTGAAGCTGCTTGATTCAAGCGTTGCTCCATATCTAACCCTCTATCAGGTGTCAGTGCACCTTGTGTTAGGATATCTTGCTGGCGTAAGCGAGCAATATCCTGTTGACTTATTGGTGCTTCCTCGGCTACCTTGAGTCCGAACAAGTCTGCGTTATCATCGAGCCAGTGTGAAACTGTCTCCTCGTTAACTTCATCCAAGTCCTTCATTACAAGGCGTGCAGCCTTTTCGTTGACACCCTTCTTTGCTAGGACATTCTTGACAATCTGCTCACGCTGCGCCTTGGTATATGTCTCAAGTTGCTCAGTGAGTTCCTTAATACGCTTCTCATCAGCTCTCTTGGCTTTGCGTAACTTCTTTAGCAAGTCACTGCCATCAAGTTGTGGTTCGTTATCCAGGTCATCGTCTTCGTCGTCCCAGTAGTTGTTGCTCATAGCAACCACCCTTTCTATTCGTTGTTAGTCGCAGGCCTCACGTTCATTCGGGGAAATGGCGTGGCTCCTACTATCGGTCTGTTACACTGGCGGGGCCGACCGGTCCGCTCAGGATTCTAGAATTGGCCTCTTGTCTGTGACGTTAGGCCTGTGCGGGCTACACCCGCTGATGCAGAGAACTGTGCTGCTTCACGCTGTGATAGTCTCTGACGTCTACGTTGTGCTGAAGCAAGGGAGTTAAATACTTCCTGCTCTGCTTCTGCTTGTCCGTATCCTTGCTCAACTCCACCATAAATCTGAGACAGTTTCTCAGCTGTAGGTAGAATGTCAGCAATAGTTGCATAACCCTTTTGAGCTTCTGCTTGGGTAATACCTTGAGCAGCAAGTGCCTCAGATACTCCAACACCAGCTTCAAGTCCTTGACGGCGGGCTGCAGTACCAATCTCAGCAGCAGCAACCTGACGCTCAATCTTCTGTAGTTGCTGATTAGGGTCAAGCACATAAGCTACCAAATCATTATTGCTGATACCATAGAAGTCTCTTAGTGTTGTTGAGATTGCTGGGTCAGCATTACGTACACGCTGTACAGCAGTTACAACACGATTAGAAAGCTCAGCAGGTGAGATATCATTAGAGATAAACTGTGATACATAGTCATCGTTATCAAACTGATTCAAGCCGTAAGAGCGCAGAATCTGACGATAGGTATCTTCTACTCCAAGGTATTCTGCTGGAGATAGGACAGATAGTCCCTTCTTAATACGCTCTTGATTAGCTTTGAAGCGCATCTGATATTCTGGAGTTTCTTGTAGCTGAATGGTAATTGTATCTTCGGTAGCACCTTCTACAGCCAAATCTCTAATCTTACCAGCTAGGCTTGATAGTCCATACTTAGCAAATCTGTCAGACAGGATTGTGTAGATTGATAATCTATTCCCTGACAATCCAACATTAGTTGTAGTTGCACCAGTTGTCGTGCCAGTAATTGCACCGGCAGTAGTTCCTGTGGTTACACCAGTTGTTGTAGCAGCTGTTCCGCCAGGAGTGTAGGTTGGGAATGATATTGTTGGCATCCCGCCGCCTGTAGCACCAGTTCCACCGGTAGCACCTGTAGTTGCTCCAGTAGTAGCACCAGTTGTAGCTCCTGTTGCGCCACCGATTCCACCAGTACCAGGACCAGGAACTGTATTGCCTGCACCAGGGTTAGTGATGACACCAGTTGGAGTAACTGTTGGTTGATTCTGTAATGAGTTTGCACCAGTTGCGCTACCAGGAGTGGCCTGTGTAGTTCCACCAATAGCACGTCCTAAATACTTGGCTTGATTCTCAGTTGTATTTGGAGCACGGTATAATTCCCATTGACCAGTATTTACTCCACCAATCCATGAATAATAATAAACATATTCATTATCAGGCTGAGGAGCTGTTGGTCTTAGTTGGAAATTGTATAAAGGATTAGATGCTGCTCTCTCTGCAGCTTCTTTAGCCATTCTCTCTTCACGTTCTTTTTGCAGTTCATCCATACGCTCTTCACGTGTTGTAGCAGTTGAAGTAGGCGTAGGCTCTACAGTTGGAGTAGGTGTCGGTGTTGGGGTAGGAGTTGGTGTCGGAGTAGGCGTCGGAGTAACCTGAGCTGTAGTAGTTGCAGGTGTTGTGCTAGGTGTTGGAATAACACCCTTTGCTTGCAACTGAGTACGCTCATCTACTATTGGAGTTGTTGCTGCTTGCTTGAGCGCAGCATTTAACTCTGCATCCTTCTGAGCATCAGTCTTAAAAGTATTTGAAATTGTTGTAGCGATTTGATTTGTGGCACTAGCAGGTACCGATACTCCAGCACCTGAGGCAATTACCTGAGGGTTGCTTGCAACAGACTCAGCAATTATAGGCTCTAGCTTTGAGATAACTCTAGGTGGGACTGAAGGAGCAACTACTGGTGATACGGCTTCTACTACCTGATTAACCACAGTTTGAACTGCAGCAGTATTAGGTGCAGTATTCTTTGGTGAATCAACTACTGCTGGAGAACTAACCGCAGCAGCGGTTGCTATATTAGCAAGGGCAGCGACTTCCTTCTCAAAGGCTACTGGGTCAAAGTTGCTACTAAAATTAGCAATATCACCCCAAGAAATATTAAAGTCAAACATTACATTAGCCCCATATCTTTGAGCACTCGTAGGGATAGTGAATCAATAGAAGCTCTAGCGTTGTCAGTATAGTCCCATCCTGGTAGCTTCTTAGCTTCCTTTTCTACTAACCACTGTGGTGGCTTCTCAGCCTTATTGTTTTCAGGATTAATATACTGTAAGAATCTTCTAGCCTCAGGGCTACTTGCTGTAATAGGACGCTCTAGAACACTAGATAAAGTCTGTGTAATATATGCACCCTGTGAATCCAATGACTTGCCAGCCATCAAATCCTCAGCAAATGCTGGGTATGTGCTAGCTGCTAGGCTACGAATAGATGCCTTGATGTCATCTTCAGTAGTTGTTCCCTTGAATAAATCTTGTGAGGCTTGGTCCCAGTATGCTTTGTTGTACAGATTATCTACACCAAAGGAGCGTGCATAAGCCTGGAGTGTATTTAATGTGGTACCAGTTTCTCCGCCTAGTTGACCAGTTAAACCTTTATTTGCTAGTACAGAATCTAGCTGGTCATCAGACATACCGAGAAGGTAAGCTGCCTCCAGCTGAGCCTCTACAGCTGATGTTACTTTTACTCCAGCGCTAGTTAAGCGCTTACGAGTCTTAATCTTCCAGTCATCAAGCTGGGTATTATATGCGCCAGGCTGTGTCTGCTTAGATGCTTGACGTTGACGAGCTGTGGCTGTATTGTTCTTATAGAACTTGCTGCGATAAATAGCAGCATACATTTCATCTAGCTTGTCATTGTTAAATGCTTCCCATGCGGCAGCTAAGTCAGGGTCAATATCCTTGAGTGCAAGGATTAGGCGGATGTCTTCTGAAATTGAAGATAGTGAACCTGTGTTACCAGAAGTTGGGACTACGTCCCCACCTCCACCACCATCAATCAAGCTGTTTCCCATAATACGCATTATATGCTACCTACTCCCAGAGCCTTGCTCATTATGTTAGAGAACTCAAATGCTTTACGACGCTCTGCTTCATCAGCAAACATAGGCATACCAGCAGTTTCTACTGCTTGCTCTATACCAGTTACAGTTGGACCAGGAACTACAGTTGAAACTCTGCGTCCCTTCTTATCTGTGGTTACGGTTGTTACTGCCTCAGCAGATGAGTAGTCTCTTACAGCTTTACGTAGAGTCTTTAACTCATCAGGGGTTAGGCTCTTGATACCACGTCCGAATGTCTTCTGTAGCCCATCATCAATCCAGTTATCAATCTGCTCTTTGCCATACTTTGTAATGGTTACGCTAGGCACGTTGCCAGCCTCAGGCTTAACTACTACCTGGCTCTTAATCTGACCAAGCAAGTCAGGGAAGTCACTCCATGTTAGGTTAGGGAAAGCAATACTTAGGATGCCATCTACTTCACCTATGCTTCTTACGGTGAATCCAGCTTTGTCTAATACTGTTGCAATCTGCCTTTTTTGTTTGGTGCTTAATGAGGCAATGGCTTCATCTACAGTAATATTTACATTAGATGTAACACCAGTGTAGCCAGCAGAGTTAAGTCTATCATTGATGTTCTTAGTAAGACCACCTGTATTTGCTCTACCGGTAGTTGTGCTAGTGGTGCTGCCACCACGTCCAACAACTTCTCCTGCCATTACTCTTCTCCTTCATACACGAAGTCAAACTGGTCATTATCAAAGTATCTATCGTAGAATCTGCCAAAGTTTATGTCATCTTTACGCAGGGTATAGACAAACTCATCTACCTTTGCACGTAAATCTGTAGCTCTTGGAGAATCAATGGTAGTTTTGCGACGCTTCAATTCATCATGAACATCGTATCTGAAGTTCAGATAGTTGACAATAGTTGTCCAACGTGTCTGCTTCTTTAAGTCCTTCCATAGTGAAGGAGTATTAGCTGCAATAGACAGGGCGTAAACCAAGTCCTTGCGGCGCTTAGCTCCGCTACCACCGGTATATGAGTCCCACTCATCATACCAAATCTTGTTCTCTTCTTTCTGCTGTGCAATGAAGGCCTTCTTGTACTTATCAAGAAGTAACTTGCCATAGCCTCTATCTACAGAATAGCCAGGAATCTGCTCAATCTCGTCTGACACTATACTGATAAGTCTACTATAGTCGTTCCAACCTTTTGATACGATAGCACTGCGGGCTGTATCAAGAACTGCCGCAGACTCACGGAACTTCTTGCTTGTTCCAGGTATCTTATTGGATACTAGGTAAGCCTGGGCTGCTGATGAGAAGGCATAGTTGTCATCATTGAAGATAGCTCCAAGAACCGTAAGGTTCTCTTCTCCTACCTCAGCTACGATTCTACGAATCACATCTGGGTTCTTACGTACCAAGGCTACTGATGTTTCATCACTGAATACACCTGATGTAGCATCTGACATACGTGATGTCATCAAGAAGTACTCTGGATACTTCAGGGTAAACTGCTCTTCGCCATTAACTGGGTCAGCTTGGCGCATTCTGTTGAGCTCATCACGTGCCCATTGTAGGGAACTGACGTACTGTGGCTGGGTTGGGAATGTCCAAGCACCACCAAAGCGTAGCCAGGCAAGGGCAACAGCCCTATTCTCAGCCTCTTTAATCATCTTAGACAGGTCTTTACCAGTAGGTGACTTGCCAGTTTCAGTAATAAAGTCAGTAGCAATCTGCTGCAAAAACATGTTGGAGTCCTTGTTGAACTGCTCACCGCTGCGTAGTAGCTGGGCTTGGAACGCCTGAGCTGTACGCTTAATAGTATTAGGGGTAAGAATCTGTGCAGAGTTAGTCTGAACACCGAATGGTAGTGCCCAACGGCTAACCACATTCTCAATGTTATTACGCTTAGCGTACTCATTGACTGAGAATGCTAGCAATGGACCAGCAGATACTATGGTTGCTCCACCAGTTGGGTTGAATACGTTGAACCAAGAGGCAGGAACTCTACCCTTTACGCCAAAGAATGGCATATCAACCTCAACATACTGGTACCCAAATGGGTCTTCCTGCACGTTCAAAGCTCTATCTGGAATGGTAGATATCTGAGCTGCTTTAATCAAAAACTCTGGGTGCTCTAGGGTAATACGACCATAAGCACGATACTGCTCAACGATAGCAGGGAAGAAGGCTAGAATGTAGTTAACAAACCCACCATAGTTCATATCTCTGTGGAATGAGTTGAGCTTCTCACGGTACTCACGTACTGCAAAGGAGCGAGCTGTGTTCTCAAACAAGTCCTTGTCAGCCTCTGTCAGTCTACGTCCCTGCTGATTGGCTATAAGAACCATCTCTTGCAGCTTCTGTTGGTACTTAGTAGAGAAGTAAGGGCTGTACATTAGACGGCTTGTAGGGGCTGTAGAAAGCCACGCAACAGCATCCTTGACTGAGTTACGGAACTTGATATAAGCGTTGCTTGTACCTAGGTTATCCTTTACCAAGTCAGTTAATACTGGAGGACGGGTATTTGGGTCTGGGTATAGGCGCTGTAGGTTCTTAACTGACACGGTATTGTTTAATACCATATCACGCAGCTCCTGAGTAGGAGCATACCAGTCTACAATCTGCTTAACAATGCTATATTGGGTACCAGCCTCATATGCAGGTAGGCCCATTCTCTCCATATAGGAGCTGCCTTCGCCACGTAGATATTTGGTTACATCTACTCTGCTAGCACCTTGCATAATCATACGTGCTACAGGGTCGAATGCTAGGGTATCCTTTAGTGTCTGCTCCCACTCTACAAGGTGTAAATTCTCGTTCTCATTAGGTAGCAAACCACGTGCACCACCACGTCCACGACGGATGTTCTCAATCTCTAGCTCTTTTAGGCTAGTCAACGCACGACGGATATCGTCCTTTTGCTGTAGTTGCTGACGGCTAATGTCACCCTTACGTCCGCTAAACTTAGCAGGGAAGGTATATGGGTAAACATCTACAGTTCTGTCACGGCTAACTACATTAAACTTCTCATTGGAAAGCAGGGCTTTCTCTTGTCTGCGAAGCTCAGCAATTGTAGCCTTTAGAGAACTTACGTTATCTAGGATAGATTGAATATCGTTAGGTATATTCTTAGGTGGCTTAGCAGGGTCAAAGTCTGCATCCTTCAAAGCCTTCTCTAAAGCAGTAACAGTGCTCTGACGCAGGGTAATGTCCTGACGTAGCTTTAGTGCCTGCTTCTTAGGGCTACCAGCTACAGATAAAGAATCAGTTATCTTCTTTACTGAGTTGTTGCTATTGAAGATAGCGCTGATAGCATCTTCGCCTAAATCCTTTAGTACACCAAATAGGGCCAAATCACCATATACACGGACAGATGAGTCACGGATAATGTTGAGTGGATAACCTGTACGCATAAGGGTGAATCCACGCCATAGGCTGTTGAACTCTTCTGCGACAAACTTACCAACTAGCGCAGCATTTACTGGAAGGCTAGCGCCTTCGCCATACTTCTCAGAATAGCGTTTGAATGCTGCATCCCATAACTTTGGGTCTGGTAGATATGCACCGTTGGCTAACTGAGTAATTAACTGTGGGTCAGCAATTACATCATCTACACCATTAGGCCCAAAGAAATATCCACGACGCTCAATGTATGCGATACGAGATTCCTGAAGCATAGTCTTGTATGCGTTATCATAAGAACTTAGGACAACGTTGATAATGCTTGGGTCAACCTTGTACTTTGCACCAAGATTTTCAGCCAGACGCTGGGTATAAGCGTCAACTACGTTCATCTTCTCTACTTCAGTCCTAGCGGATAGGTACTTGTTGTAGATTTGTACGCCCTCTTCTGGGCGCATTCCTTCATAACGTACAGATGCACGTAGATTTGTACGTAAACGCTCAGGCGTTTGTACAGTGTCGTTAAAATTGATGGTGTTTCGTGGAGCATCATCTGTCAATCGGTCAATTACTCTGATTGGCACAGACAATGGTGACTTCTGGAATACATACTGCATGGTTCTGCCGAGGCCAGTCTCACGCACACCAGAGATAACTTCATTTGCCTCTAGTTTACGTGCAGATTTTTCCTTAGCCAAGTCATTGCGTAGCTTTTCCATCCACGCCCAGCGTGAAACCGTGATGTCAGTCATACGGGTATCAAGAGTTAGAGCTTGATTCAACCAGGAATGACGGTCCTTTAGTGCAGAAACCTCTGATTTAATCTCATCTACCAAGTCTGTGCGACCAGGTGATAGGAAAGTTGGCTTACCTTTGTAGGTTACGTAGATTGTGCCGTTCTTTTCTACGGTTGTTAGCGCATCAGATAGTCTATCTAGCTGTGACTTGATGTCTGCACGCTCTTCACGTAGCCTTAAAATTGTATTGAAGTCACCTTGACCAGCTTTTAGTACTAGTCCGATGGTAGCAAAGTCTTCGCCAGGTAGAATCTGTGAGGTAATTGTAGCTACTTCACGGTTTAAACCTGTACGGTTAGCAACTTCTGTAGGTGTTGCCTTGTTAATAAACTCAAATAATGGTGTGTATGGTGTTTGCTCACCAGCAACTGTACGGTCAATTAAGTCGATGTTTTCTTCACGTGTCATTTTAGCACGGGTATCTTCAAAGTTCCTTAGAAGATAACCTGTAACTGTCTGACGTGGACGTACAATAGGTCTACGTAGAGTAGTGCTTGCAACTCCACCTAGAAGTTTACCAGCTCCAATATCAGGAGAGACGGTCATTTCTGCACCAAAGTTTAGCAAACCTGATGCAATAGCTCCAATACCTTTGTCGGTATCAGATAAAACTTCTCCAACTTTTTCGTAGCCAGTAATTCTAGCAGCTACTTCGCCAGCTAGCCTAGTGGCATCTCTTCCGTAGTTGTATCTTTCTTGTCCTGCTTCGGACTCTGCAAGCTGTGCAGCTTGAGCCGTTTCTTCACCGAACGCACCAGTCTTACTAACAGTTCGAACACCTTTTCCAGCAAGTGCCGCACCAATGCTAGCACCACCAGCAATACCAAGAGGACCTGCTGGAATACCTGCAATACCACCAGCAACGGCACCAGTAACAAGAGCAAGACCGGAGAGAAGACCCATTGCAGCAGAGTTATCTTGAATCGCTCTAACAAAAGCATAATTCGAACGTACATTTTTTGGCCCCGCCATTAGTAGTTTAGTAATAGCACCACCAGTGGCTTTGTCAACACGACCAATGGTTTGCTCAGATAGCACACCTAATGTGCCACCGACAATTTTAATTCCACCGACACGCAATGTTTCTACTGAGTCATTCCATCCACCAGGATTGGCAGGCATGTTTTTGGCAATGTCAGATGTTAATCCGAACTGTCCACGCCATCCTGGGTTATAGGCTGAAGGCTGAGTAGCGGTAGCAGAAGGAAGGTTTGCTGCAGAAGGTAGACGTTGGCCTGCATCTGGTGCTGGCTTATAGTCTGGCTTTCTGCGTAGCCAATCCTGAATGTTACCTAATGTGTCCCATATGCTCACACGACACTCCGTAGGTATGCGACATAATCTTTAGTCGACTGTGGTGTACCAGGCTGAGCTGCCCAGAACTCCATCGCTGGAAGGTATGTACGAATCATATCAATATCAGGATTGTATGTTGGCTCTTTAGGAAGATTTAAAATATCGCTACCAGGCCCAGCTCCAACATCTGCACCAGTTGTAATTAGTTCATCTGGGTTTTGTGTTGGTGCAGTTAATGGAACTGCTTCTGGTCCTGCCATTGATGACATTCTAGCTGGACGAATAGGAGCAGGATTGCCCTGCATAGGAGCAGACTTTTGCTGCTCTAAAGTTTCTTTACCTTGACCATAGCCCATACCAGGGATGTATCTTGCACCCTGTGTACCAGACTGCCCATTACCACCAGTTGCACTTACATTAGCTGGATTGTTTTGAGGAGCGGTTGGTCTCATGCCACCACGATTTTCTGCCATTATTCATCATCCTCTTCAAAATCATCTAGCGGATTTTTAATTGGGTCTTTGGTATCAATTATCCAATCAGGATAACTGGAGCGGTCCATAGCAAATGCCATAGCTGTACCTTCATCGAAACCTGCACGAATGCAAGCATCATAAACTTCTTTAGCAGCAATAGCCCAGAAATCAATCTTAACTAGTACTGGTTCTTTTACTGTCTTTCTACGCCTAACCTGAGGCTTGGCCTTCTTAACTACTTTCTTACGCTGACTAGGCATCGCCCCTCCTTAGGTTATCGTCTACGAATTGTTCTTACGCTTGCTGAAGCTTCTCCTCCGCCACTTAGGCCAGAGAGTAAGCTCATAATGTCTGGTGCTCCTTGTGCCATCTGTTCCATGCCAAGAGCGCCTCCTGCTGGCGCAGTGGGAGCAGGGGACGGTTGCTCAACCTGTGGTGCACCAGCAGAAGGAACCTGTTGTGGGGCCGGGAAGATTTCTTCAATTGCATCTTCGATTGCTTGTCCCTTTTGCCGTGCCTTGATAACCTGAGCAATTTTACTTACAATCTGTGAAGGGTCTCCACCGCTAGCCGCAATCTGCGGAATCGCTTGTGTGTACTGCTGCAATGATGCAAGCAATGCAGTACGCATATCTTCAATCTCAATCTTTTCAACTTCTTGGCTGACGTTAACTGTAAATGGTAATTCACGCATAGCCATATCCTTGGAGATAAGTTTACCACCAAGTGCCTGTAGCATGAAGATTAGACCCTGTGCTGGGTTTAATCCTGCAAGCATACCATAACGTACATCAGCACTATAGTCACCCTTGATGTCTTTCTTAGGGCTGTATGTAATTTCATACGGAGCACCAGCATCTACGCCACGGATGGTCTTCTCATCTGGGAAAATCTTCTCATCAGTTTCAAAGCAAATTTGGATAACGTCACGGAGGGCGCTAGCAAAGATAGCCTGTGCAGATTTGACCTGGGTGTCGAACGCGCCCATGAGAGCCTGAACGCCCTGACCCGTGACAATTGATGCGTTGACATTTCCTGTACGCCCCTCAGGATAACGAGCGCCAACGCGTAATTCCTGGTTCAATAATGTTTGCTCTGTGAATGCACCTTGTGGTAGTGTAAGTTCTACACGACGTACACCAGCTGGGTTAGATGTACGGATAACCGCATCTCCACCAAGCTGTAGCTCTTGTACATCTTGTGGAAGTACAATTGGAGACTGTACAGATTTCTCTGCAGCTTCCATAGCAAGCAACGCAAAGCGGTTGCGTAGTAACTGAATACCTAAGATATCATCAAACTGTCCACGTAGTTCTCCATCGATAGATGGCTTACGTGCAACAACAATCATCATCTTACCCAATGGGTTCTTTGCAGATGACAACACAAGGTTGTTCTTATCTGGTAGATAGATTACTGATTGGTCTTTGTCATAGTAACGAACCATCTCAATGAGAGAGTTCAAGTCCTGCTTATATCCAAGTCCACCGAGGAGCGCACGCTCATACTCTGGGAATTGGGAAACTAGTTCGCCTAGCGTTAATTGGTAACGCTTCGCAAATGCGATGCAACGACCATAGCGGTCAAATTCTGGGTAAGCACCCACTGGGTTTTCTAGGCGAATACGAGGTAGTTTAGCTTCTTCATCTAGCTCAACAATAAATGGCAAGAAGCCGTAGGTTACATACCAGTCCGCTCCTGAGTACATCTGGACGGATAGGTCAGAGTGAGCAAAATAATTGCTAGCAATGCGAGTACGCTTGTCAGCAAAAGCACGGGCGCGGTCAGACGTTTGGTTTGCTGCTGAGCAGTTGACCGCAGGCAGAGGCGCCATAACTTCAGATAGGTCTCTAGCAACAATGTCAATAAAATTCGCAACGACATTTGCATCTACTCCATCTGGAAAGAAGTCAGGATATACGCTGGCAATCTGACCCTTACGGACAGCAAGGACATCAAGGTTGCGTGCGTCCCTGTCTGAGTTGCGATAGCGCAACGAGTCAACTCGTGCTGCAATCTGTTCAATAGATAACATTTAGTTCCTATCCGTATATCTGTTGCCATTGCTCTGCAATAGCTTCATCTAGGTTAATCGCCATTCTGCGTTGTGTTTGTGCTCTAGTAGCCCAACGGTTTTGCATCCATTTAGCTGACTGACTGTTTTGTTGCATCAACTCGCGTACACGAATCACTGCAAACCATAAAGCCATTACGCAGTCAGTTGCGTTTCTGGTCTCAGGCTTCCAGGTAATCAACTGCTGGACAAGAGCTTTAAGTCCTTCGCTACCTTCATTAGAAGGCAGTTCTATCGAGTTGTTATCTTGGAATCTTCCATCTCTAAGGCTACCGAAAAGGCTTGCCATAGAAGCCACACCGAAAGAAGTATCCCACTTGTTCTTACCAGTAAAGTGAGAGTTGAGCTGGCAACCGTACATCGACAGCCAGTTACGCAAGTCGTCATCGAGTGCGTATGCTTTCTGGTGTGCATTGATTTCAATTCTAAGTTCTTGTGGCTTGTATCGTTGCACCCAGTCTTCAATCAGGGCACGAATCTTCATTGGTGTTGGGTCAGTCATGTTTACACAGTCGAGAATGTAAATCATGCTATCTGCTCGGTTATAGGTCAAGACCACCGCTGCCGTGTTCCCCGTCATCGCAGGGTCAAGACCAATAACCGTATATGCTGATTCTAAATTTTTGGGATGACCCGGAGCACCTGGTTTAAGCGGTCCGCGCTTTCGCATACCGTTGACACATCCTGCAACTGCTGCTGGCGCGAATATGGCGTCTTCGACGACGTCTTCTTGTTGGTATACCATTGCCCAGACAGAAGGCGCCACTTCGCTTCGTCTAGTGAAGAGAGAGGGTCCGTCCCACTTGGGGTATAATCCTTCTTCGTTGGGTTCATCTTTTTCGCCTTCAGGCCTATCAGTCCAAGGCCAAAGCGTTTTCCATCCTTGTGGCTTTTCATCAAACTCCAGTACTGCTGGCTGGGCAAAGTAGGTAAACGGAGATTTACCGCCAGTCCATTGTTGGCCGTCCCTAATCATTTTATACAAGTCAATGGGCGCAACACGGGTCCCTACTATAAGTAGTTTCCCGTGCCGGCCTAAACGTGTGATGACTTCTTTTTGAAGCCATTCAATTTGCTTCTCCCATTCATGGGCATTGGAGTTCATCACAACATCGTCGAGGATAATCAAATCGGCGCGAGCGCCATAGATTTGGCTACCAAAGCCAAGAGCCTGAACCGTTGGGTCCTTCTCTCCAGAATCTCGGCCAGAGCCGAGGTAAATCATATCAGCACTCCAAGTTTGGGAGTCTGCCTTGTAACCACCATTAGGGCCAAAGGCCGTCTGGAGCTTAATCCAGTTAGGGTGGCTAAGTCTTGTCTTGATGGCGCTAAGGAACTTGCGGGCCATGCCCTGGGTCTTAGATACTACAATGATACGTACGTTTGGGTCCACAGCTAGTCGGTAAGTCACATAGTTGATGGTGATGACCGTGGACTTAGCGTGCTCGGGTGGAACGTTAATCAGGACTCGGTTGGCCGCCCCTGGCTCATAAGTCATAGCCGGGTGTAACCAGCGGGGCTCGCGGCCCTCAATCAAGTCGACCCAATCCTTATGATGGTCAAAGAGCTTGGTGTCTAGGAACTGCTCAGAGAACTCCTCAAAGGAGATGTCCTTCAAGTTCTTAAAGTCAGCCTTGACGCCCTTGCCTTCTAGGCGGGCCTTGTCGGCCCTTTCTTTAAACTCAGCATCCTTGAGGGTCCATTGACGAAAAGTCACCTCGTTGCGGTTCACAGAGGCCATAGCTTGGGTAATAGTGCTACCCTGGCTCAGCTGCTGGAGCACCCGCTCCTTGGCCTCAGCCATAGGTATATCTACCTTACCTGGTT